CCGTCGAATTGGCGTCCGTTCTCGGACAGTTCGCCGTTCAATCTGCAGCCTGGCGCTCTGTTGTACGATGATGGAGTCCGTACCTCGGCTTCCATCATCAACTACCTCGCGACGACGAGACCGAACTTCTCGAATCACGGGTACAACTTCGGTGGAATGACCTTCGACTGGGATCATCCGATGTACTTCGCCAAGGGAACTGACGACCTCGTCACTGTGCGCAATCGGTTCGATAACCGAAACGGCGGGGACTACGGGTTCGCAGAGACAGAAGGCGTTCAGATTCGAGTCCCGCACGACGCGAAGCCCGCAGGCACGTTCACCGGTAACACGCCACAGAACGATGGGCACATTACCGTCGTTCAACCGAACGGTGACGTATTCACGGCGTGGAAGGGAGAGCTAGGGATCGCGAACGGTGCCGATTGGTGGGTCAGGTGGTCGGCCATGGAAGACGACATCACGAGTGATGGTCTCACTCGTACCGACAAGCCTGGTGCTACTGCGGCCCGGTTCGTGGCTGGTCTTGGAGTGATCCGACACGACGAGATGGCGAATGCGAACATGGACCACGCTCTCTTCGCCGTGTGTTGGAAGACGAGAGGACACGTCTTCCCTGCCAGCGGTGACGCAGCCGAGACGACCGACACCCACGCGCCGCCTCTTGGCGCTCGCTTCCGGTACAAGAAGGACGAGGCGTATATCGCTGCTCAGTCCTGGCCCGGTTGGTTGAAGACGATCGCCCGTACGCTGCGCGACTACGGGGCGTACTGCGGCGATACAGGAGGGAACTCAACCGACGCCCTGACGTTCAGGATGGAAAGCGACGTGGTGTATCGCTCATTCACCGACTTCTCCTCACCATATCCGAACGAGGTCTGGGCAGACGCACAGAATGACTTTACGGAAGTCAACAGCGGCGGTCGCCTCCAATTCCTGATGAAGCTCGGTGACTACGACGGATCGGGCGGCAACAGCACGTTCCGTATCGAAGATTTCGAAGTGATTGCCCCTGGGTCGTACGCAGGCTCGGGTGGGATGCACGGCAAGACAGGGGGCTGATGTTTGTCACTCCTGCTCGCCTGCGGGCCTGGATCGGGTAGTGCTCCCGCTGCAGCGGTAACAAGCCCTGCCGAGGGCGGGGCGGGCGCAACCGTCCAGGGGCTGACGACTGCTCCGACTGTACAAGCTGGTGGACTGCAGACCGGTGGGTCGGCGTTCAAATATCGAGCCGCACCGAACGTGGTCTCTGCGACTCGTATCGGGATTACGACTGTCGACAACCGCAAGTACATCATGGGGGCGGCGTTTCGGATCTCGACCGCTGCTCCGTCTGTGGCGTGTCGGCTCTTGGCTCGAAATGACTACGACATCAGAATAACGACCAGCCGCACTCTCGAGGTTAGGGTCGGCGGTGTTCTGATCGGGTCAGCGTCTGCTGCCCTGACACTTGGGCAGACGTACTACATCGAGCTTGCGATTACAGCGAACTCTGCTGGCAATGATTATGTTGAGGGCTGGCTGAACGGCGTATCGTTCGCGTCTTCAAGTGGCACCAACCTGTCAACGTTGCTCGGCAACAACTTCGACTTCGGGGCGAACACGACCGCATACGGAGCTACGGTCGTCATAGAATGGTCGGATTTCTATGTGGTTGACGATCAGGGGTCGGCTCCGTGCAACGACCGTCTAAATCAGCCGAAGATTCCTTCTTCCTTCCCGACTTCCGACGTATCGAGGGATGCGGGGTGGGAAGACTCAGACGATACGACGACGAACCTTTACCAGTCGGTGGACAACACACCACCGGTTGGGATCGCCCCGGTAGCCGGTGCGGGAGCAGCCGACAAGATGGTCAAGAACGCCATTTCGACCACTACAGAGAACGTAGTATTCGATTTGCAGTCTGCGAACACGGTCGGGATCGACGCTGACGACACCATCCTTGCGACCCAGCTGGTGACGTCGCACGGCCTCGACTCGGCTACCTCGACCACAAGCTGCACGCATCAGATCGTCGCTGGAAATGGGCACCCCGGAACGTCTGAGGCGAGCTTTGACCCGAACCTCGCGTCAGGCACCTGGCCGACGAACTGGCTCGTCGGGCGCACGATCACGGAGAATCCGACAATCACTGACCGCTCCGTTTCACCACGCGTTGAGATCGGCAAGCGCACCGCCACTACTCGCGTGGTTGCAGTCTGTCAGGTACGGATCGACTGGATTTTCCTGCCTGTGGTTGGCGGCACCACGAACTCAGAGACCGGCGCTGTCGTGGGTGGGAGTGCCGTGGCAGCGGCAAGGATTACAGATAGGCCGAGGGCCAACACGTTGCAGGCTGGCAGCCTCCTCGCGGGCGCGGACGTGGGCGAACGTGCTGAGCTTACGTCTGTGCTGGGCAAGTCTGTGCTGTCCGGGGCCGATGTATCGGAGCATCCTGAACTCGCGTCGTTGCTGGGCAAGTCTGTGCTGGCCGGAGTTGGTACAAGGGATCGGCTTAAGTCCGGTTCGGTGCTCGGCCAGAGTGTGTTGGCCGGTGATTCAGTGTTCAACGCCAATGCCCTCGGGAGCGTCTTGGCCGGTAGCCTCCTAGCCGGTACTTCTTCCAAGGTAGCAGGCTCGCACGGGGGGTCTATACTCGGTCAGAGCGTCCTGTCCGGGGCCGATGCGATCACGTACTCCGAACTTGGGTCACTGCTAGATAAGGCGCTCCTGGCTGGGGCCGACTCCTACAGTCCAGCCGAGACCGGCGCGATATTGGGTAGGGCGCTGCTAGCCGGAACGGATGCCGAGGTCAGAGCAGAAGCGGGGGCGATTCTCGCGATGGCTCTCCTGGCTGGGGGAGATGCCTATACGAGCGCCGAGCTAGGCAGCATAATCGGTAGGAGCGTCCTGTCCGGCATCCAAGTGGAGGAAGCTCCCGGTAAGGCAGGCTTCCTGCTTAACAAAGCGTTAGTGTCTGGGGCCGACTCGATCCAACGCACGAAGGCAGGCTCGATTCTGTCTGGCTCGGTGCTCTCGGGCTTCGATCAAGAGGACATACGAAAGTTCGGTGCCCTGCTTGCCGGGTCTACTCTCCATGGTGTCGATGCCGAGACCCGAAGCAAGATGGGCGCGGTCGTTGCCGGTGCCTTGCTTTCGGGCGCAGACGCCCTGATAGCAGTCGAAGCAGGATCGGTTCTAGCTAAATCGATCCTAGGTGCAGACTCTGCATCTGGCAGCGGCAAGTCAGGGTCGATCCTTGCTACCTCCCTGCTCAAGGGTAAGCCCGGTGGGACGCTCTTTGTGGTAGTATTTGATACGTCTCCTGCTGGCCGTATCGGGATTGAGGGGCACGGTTCGATAGAACGCCCCGAGACAGGCAAGGTTGAGCGCCCTAAGTCCGGTGGAATGGAGGAAGAATGAGGGTGATCACATTCACGGGGTACGTTCCTATTCCCCGCTTCGATGACACTCCCTGGACGCAGGTGCAGATCAAGGAGGCCACAACCTCCGAGGGACCGTGGGTTACTCTCGAGACGCAGGCGCTCATTCCTGCCGATACAGATCCAGCAGACCCGCAGTCTCGGAACATCACCACTGAGCTAGCCACCCTCACCAATGGCTGGTATCAGCTAGTCTTCCTCGACGCCACTGGGGATCAACAGAACCCCACACAGCCGATCCAGAACATCGAGGACGGAGTCGCCCTCTATACCCCGACTGTTGGGCAGGTTGGCACCTTGCTGCGCACGAGGACGATGGATACTGCAGGGAACGCACTGGGTACGTTCACCGCAGACACAAGCCCCACTGCCCTGCAAACGGACGCACTGGCTAGGCAAGCAGCGAACAAGCTCTCCACGCTAGTCGGGGATGAGATCCCTGAGGCTCTGTTCGAGGAAGCTTCCGAACTAGCAGCCATCAGAGCAGCGATGATGATCGAACTGTCTTACTTCCCCGAGCAGGTCGTTGCCGGTCGATCTCCGTACGACCGGTACAAGGCTTTGTGGGATGAGGCGGTCGGCACGCCGGACAAGCCTGGCTCGTTCGTCCTCGCCGTGCAAAATGCTGTGCTAGACGAGACAGTGGACGTGGGTGGCGGGGCTGGCGAGCCTGACTTCTCATTCCCGGCGAACGAAGGTGGCATGGTCGGCTGGGAAACGAAGATGTGATGATCGGTCGCATTTTCTATACTCCCTGGGACTGGCTAGTGACCGTGACTAGCGCTCGCGACCGGCGAGCGTTCGGCGGCTGGACGCTGATCGGCTGCATTATCGGATCAATCTTCTTCGGCAACGAAGTTTGGTGGATCGCCATCCTGAGCCTAATCGCTCTCGTACCGAACGTAAGCAGCGAAACGCCAGTAGAGAAGGAAGACTGATGCGATTTACCATCGTCTCAACTGGCGCACTGCGAGCCGCCTTCCGGATCAGGGGGCTAGGCGAGCAGGCGGCGAACTGTCGCCCCGCGATGGAAGAGATCTACATGATGATCCTCGAAATCGAGGACGAGATCTTTGAATCGGGCGGCGCGAGAGGCGGTAGGCAGGAGTGGCATCCGCTGAGCCACGACTGGCTCACTTCCAAGTGGAACAGAGGTAAGAACGTATTTGTCCTCCAAGAGGACGGAACCCTGCGCGATTCTGTGACGCGCTGGCGGCATCCGTTGCAGTACACGCGCATCGAGCGCTCCAAGATCGTGTTTCGTTCCCAGCGCCCGTTTGCTGACCTCCACCAGAAGGGTGAGGGCGGTATGCCGAAGCGCGAGTTCATCTACTTCACTAAGCTAGATGCAGAGCGCTTTGCTCAACAGATCAAGCAGCACGTTATGTCGCGTCGGGCAGGAGGTCCCTCGCTAGCGGCCGGATGAGCATCTTTGGCAACATCATCACGGCAGACGAACTCGAGAACGCAGTCGAAGCGACTCTCAGGCTGTGGTTCCGCACATACCTGAACGAAATCGAACTGCAGAAGGGTGTGCCCGACTTCGGGCTTGTCAATCCGAGATCAGTCGTTCGCCATGTAGAGTTGATCGACTTCCCGGAAGAGCAGCTACCTCGGCTCATGATCGTCAGTCCAGGCATGGCCAAGCCTCCGTTGATGGAAGGCGACGGTACCTACCGTGGGTTCTGGCGGATCGGCATCTCCTTGATCAATTCGGCCAGGGATCGGGACTCGACGAACCGTAACTCTAAGTGGTACGCGGGTGCGATCCGTGCTATCATTCTACAACACCGATCATTGGGTGGCTTCGCGGATGGAGTGTCATGGGAAGACGAGAACTACATGGATGGGCCGGTCGAAGCAGACCGAACCCTTGCACTCTGTACGAACGAGTTCATCGTCGAAGTCGAGGGAATCGTTGACCGCAAAAGTGGGCCAGCTGTTCCTGAACCACCCGATCCGGACGATCTGCCAGGAAGTGAATGGCCGTTGGTCGAAAACACTGATCTTGACGTCGAGGTCCGAGATCTCGATGATGAGATAGAAGGAGGGTAGCATGGCGGGAACTGAATACCGCAACGTGGGTGACCACGTGGAAGACTTGGCCAGCGGCCAGACGATCGGCCCTGGCGAGACAGTGACCCTTTCAAAGGCAGACCTGGACGCTCCACACAACCAGCGTCTCCTGGACGACGGGAAGCTGATGCCGACGAAAGCCAAGAAGGAGGAAGGAGGTAGCTAATGGCCAGACCAGGGACAGAGATCCGCCTCCGCGAAGTTCCTCCGCCACGTTCGGCACCAAGCGATACCGGCGTGTGGTTCATCACGGGGCTGTCGGAGAAGGGACCGGTCGAGCCGAAGCCGATCCAGAGCATGAACGAGTTCATCTCCATGTTCGGGGTTCGGGTGTCATACGGTATCCTGTGGGATGCCTGTGACGTGTTCTTCCGTGAGGGGGGCCGCAAGGTCTACGTCTCACGTGTTGTGGGACCGGCTGCTGTCTCGGCGTCGAGGAACCTGCTCGACAACGTAGCGGCAATCGCATTGGTCGTCACGGCGATTGGTCCGGGTGACTGGGCCAACGACGTGTCGGTGGAGGTAATCGCTGGCGGGGCCGGTGGCACCTTCGTCCTCATCATCCGTGAGGCTGGCGTCGAGGTCGAGCGTTCTGGTGATCTCGTCGATACGGCGGCTGCAGTGGCCTGGGGTGCGGGGAGTGCGTATGTCCGCATCACTCAGGGTGCATCAGTCCTCGATCCGATCGTTGCTGCTGCTCAGCTTCTCACGGGTGGCAACGATGACCGGGCGTCGATTACCGAGACACACTGGAAGATCGCGCTCGACAAGTTCCTCAAGAACCTGGGTCCTGGGCAGGTCTCCCAGCCGGGACGTACCACGACACAGGCGCACACGGACCTGTTGGCTCACGCCAATCTCAACAACCGGGTCGCCTACCTCGATCTCGCTGACACGGGAGTGAAGGGCACTCTCATCACGGCGGCGGCGGCACAGCGTGGACTGAATGCTCGGTTCGCGGGTGCGTTCGCTCCGTGGCACAAGGTTCCAGGTGTGGCAGCAGGCACCACTCGGACGGTACCGAAGTCAGCGATCATGGCGGGGATTACGGCTCGCAACGGCGTCAGTGGCTCGTCAGGACTCGCAGCCGCAGGCGAACTGGGCGAGTCGGTCTACTCGCTGGCCCTGTCTCAGCCGGAGTGGTCGGATGCCGATCGCGAAGAGCTGAACCGGGCTGGTGTCAACGTCACGAGGAACATCTACGGCGGACTCAGGAACTACGGATTCCGCACCCTCGTCGACGGAGTTGCCGATCCGAATTGGATCTTGCTCGGGTCCAGTCGCCTCGTAATGGAGATCTTCTCCAAGGGCGACAACATTCTCGAGCGGTTCGTATTCGATCCGATCGACGGACAGGGTCTGCTCTTCGCCCAGCTGCAGGGCGAACTCACCGCCATGCTGCAGTCGTATTTCGAAGACAACAGCCTTTACGGGCTGACTGCCGACGAATCGTTTAACGTGGACGTGGGGCCAACGGTCAACACGCCTGCAACGATCGCCAACAACGAGCTTCACGCGGTGCTAGCGATCCGCCCCAGCCCGATGGCTGAGTGGGTCGTACTCGAACTCGTGAAGGTCCCGACGACTGAGGCGGTGGCGTAATGGCCGGAGGCACTCGCCAAGACACGTACGACGTCAGGGTGTCGTTCGCAGGCATCAACTTCGGCACCTACGACCAGATGGAAGGCGGCGAGATCGATTCGAAGGAGACCAAGTACGCACCCGGTGCGATGGGCGAGGAAGAGTCGCTCGGCGGGAAGCGCACTGTCACCAACGTCATCGTCCGCCGTCTGTACAAGCTGGGACGCGATCACATCGAGTCGCAGCGTTTCATCAACTGGGCAGGCAAGGCCGCGATGGTCGTAACCAAGCAGCCGCTCGATATCGACGGCAACGCCTGGGGAGCGCCAATCGTGTACCGGGGCACGTTGAAGAAGACGAAGTTCCCGGACCACGACTCGCAGTCCAACGATGCGGGCCTGATCGAGCACGAAATGACGGTGGACGGCATGCCGTCAGGTATGGCACGTCCATAATCGCTCAACCCACGGGAGGATACTGATGAGCGAACACGTAACAGAAGAGGGGCTGGGTCAGCCGGAAGAGCCGGAGACTCAGCCCCAGCCTAACTCCATTATGGAGGGGCTGCGCAAGAAGCATCAAAGCCTCAAGTCGAAGAAGACCCTCGACCTTCCCATTCCCGGATACGACGGTGCTCTCGTAGCCAAGTACCGGCTGATCGGCCTCAAAGAGTTGGAGGTCATCGGCAACAAGGTGCAGCGCGAGTTCAAGGGTTTGGGTGAACGACAGAAGTACGCGTCGATCGACGCGATCATCCTCGCCTGCGAGGGCTTGTACTACAACCGCGACGGCAAGCTGGTCGGTCTGAGCGAGTCGATCTCAGACGACGAGCCGCCGATCAAGTACGATCCTCGCCTAGTCGAGTTCCTCAACCTCGATATCGAGACCGGATTCGACGATGACATCGGGCCTGCGCGTCGTACTGTGCTGGCCCTGTTCGGTGGCGACGAGCACGACATCGCCATCCTCGATCACAGCAACTCGATCGGGCGTTGGTCATCGGACACCAGCAAGCAAGTAGGTGAAGCTTTTTTAGTGGAGTCCTGAAATCGGACCTAAGGATGGCAGAGGACGACGACGATGAATACGATCCTCTGGCGACAGCAGTTTCGGCGGCTGTGACGGGCATCGACCCAATGCGTTATCTGGAAGCGGATAATCCAGTGGATTTGCTCGTCATGGCCGCTCTCACGGAGAAGATTCGTAAGAGGCAGCTGGAAATGGACGAGGACAGGGCTACGATGATCGCAAATGCCGTAGCCAAGTCATTCAACAAGGGGCAGTGAGTGGCACAGGACGAGTGGGTTGTCGTACGGCTGCGGATGCAAGATTCCGCTCGCTTCATCGCTGAGGCGAAAGCAGCTGGTGCGTCAGTCCAGATGTTGGAGCGGAACGTAGCGAGCGCGGGTGCCGCGTTCCGTACGTCCACGCATCACGGCTTCTGGTTCAACCAGCTAATGTTCACCATGCGCCGTCAGGTGTACGGCCTCACCCTGGGTCTCGGCCTGCTCGCCGCTGGTGCCGGTGTCCTGGGCTTCAAGTTCGAGATCGGCATGGACGCTGCAAAGATGGCGTTTGAGCGCTTCCTCGGTAGTCCCCAGGCCGCACAGAAGGAGATCGAATATCTGTTCGATCTTGCGGCTCTGACGCCATTCGAGTTCCCGCAGTTGGCCGACGCCACGCGTAAGTTCCTCTCCTTCGGGTACTCTGTCGACGAGAGCAATAAGACGTTGGAGGCGTTGGCAGACGGTATCGCCGCGTTCGGGTTTGGCGCTGATGAGATCAATCGTGGCGTGATCGCTCTCGGCCAGATGAGGACTGCCGGTCGTGTCCTGGGTCAAGACCTCCGTCAGCTGACTGAGCTTGGTCTATTCAATCCTGAGGACTTTCTGCGACGTCTCAGACTCCCCCCCGGGTCGATGGGCAACATTGGGCAGCTGAACATTCCGTCCAAGGCAGGCATCGATGCGATCACCGCCTATTGGCGCGAGAAGTTTGGCGGCGCGTCAGAAGACTTCGCAAAGACGTTCATGGGCCGAATCACGACGCTCCGAGACTACGCGGGGAGGGCATTCGGCCAGATGGTTCGGCCCTTGAAGGACCGACTTACGGACGAAATCTTCCCGCTGCTCATCGACATCGCTAAGACGGCGGGTGAGGGGTTTGAAAGTGGCGGCATGGCTGGCTTCTTCGAAGCGATCGACGAGGGACTAAACAGAGGGACAAACCTCGCGGGCGTGTGGCGGTACTTGGCCGACGTTACGACGATGCTCTACGGCTCGGTCCGCATCCTAGCCTCTGCATTCTGGAATGCGTGGCAGACGATCCGGGGGAACGTCATCGTGTTCGGGTCTCTCTATATCCTGGTCTGGACGCTTTACCAGGTGCTCAACCTTCTCGAGCCGGTACTGGAATACCTCGTTGCCCTATGGCTAGCCGAACGGTTCGCGCTGCTAGTCGTTACAGCAGCCACAAAGGGCAAGATCCTGTGGGACATCATCGAGACTGCGTGGATGAGGCGCAAGACGTGGGCGATCAAGACTCTCTACGCCTGGCGGCTACGTGACGTTTACCTTTATCTCTGGCAGACTCGCGTACAAAGAGCGGCTGCATTCGCCAACCTCTTCTTCACAGCTACGTTGTGGCCACTGATCGCCGCAACATGGGCTTGGACCGCTGCCCTGCTTGCAAACCCGATCACGTGGATCATTCTGGCCATCATCGGTCTCGGTGCCGCACTGTATATCGCCTACACGCGATCGGAGGCGTTCCGCCGTGCGGTGAACGACCTACTTACAGATGCGCGCACTTTCAAGGCGTGGTGGGACGATAATCTCGGCTGGTTGACCTCCGGTCCGTCTGGCAAGGAAGTGGCCCAAGGAACATGGAGTTGGTTGAAAGCACCCCACTTCCAGTTCGGAGGTACGATGCCGTTCCCGGGCGGACCGGCGTTCGTCGGTGAGGGCGGACCTGAGCTTGTGTACCTCCCAGGGGGGGCGCGGGTCGTGCCGATGGAGCACATGGCCATCCCGGGAATGTCGATGGGCGATGGAGTGATTACGCTCATCAACAAGGTCATCCTCGACGGGAGAGAGATCGGTGAGTCGGTTACCAGGCATCGGCTCGACAAGAAGGCGAGAGTATAGTGGCACCGCCTACAGTGACTTTCACCAGCAAAAAACCAGCCATCACGGTAACAGCCATGCTCGGGCCGGATCCACCCCGCATAACCGGAGGGTATGGGGGCTGGGAGAAGGTGGCTCGCCCTCGGCGTCAGGCGCTCACGCACTGGGTAGGTCGTGACCCTCTGTCGCAGGCGATCTCCATCGTCTTTGAGGGTTTCCGCGAGCAGGAGAGCGTCGAGCTTGACTGTCAGAAGCTTGAACAACTGGCGTTGCCGTGGCACAAGGGTGACGAGCCGCCTGTGGTACGAATCCACAACGAGGAGGACCACGATGGGGCGGCGCTCCATACTGAGCTTCCCTGGGTCGTCGAGGACATCGAATGGGGAGACTCGAGTCGTACGCGCAAGGGCTTCCGCACGCGCCAGGAGGCGACTGTTCATCTGCTGAGGTATGTCGCTGATGAGTACGTCAAGCCTGCGCCTCCCGCAAAAAAGAATCGTCAGAACAGGAAGAAGAAGAACCGGCGTTCGCAGAGTCCACTGTCCATGCCAGCCCAGTCCTCTCCCATCCTTTATATCGTGAAAGAAGGGGATACGCTGACTTCAATCGCTGCTCGGGAGTTGGGCGACTGGCGACTGTGGATAGATATCGCTGATACGAACGGGCTGCGCGACCCGGACTTTCTAACCATCGGCCAGCAGGTGCGGATGCCCGATGCCGACGTCTAGGGTCGAGAAGCGCCGCAAGCTAGAAGCTAGCAGGCTGCGAGTCAAGCAGCTGGAAGGCTTGCGCGAGGATATCGACCTCGAGGCGTTCAACATCAAGATCGGTGGCAAGACGGTCCTCAATCTCCGCGAGCACATCACCGATGGGGAGGTCGAGCGCACCATCGAGGGCGCTAGCACAGTTACGATCATGCTGGCTGACCAAGATGGGGCGATCCTTCGATCGCGTCGACTCGGGCGTACAACAGACGTCAGGATCGATGGTCTGTGGTTCCGACTCGTAAAGGTATCTAAGACCGGCGACGGGTTGACCCTCGTGTGGGAAGATCGGGAGATCGCGATCCTCCGCACGTACAAAAAGATCCGGGTTGTCGCAAAGAACATCATGACTCGGGCACAGTTCGTACGTGTTCTCATCCGCGAAGTCAAGGAGGTCCCCCTTCGTCTGCGGTGCCCCGATCTCGGTAAGGGGTTGAAGCCGCCAGGCGGGGGAGGTACTTCTCAGCAAGATCAGAACGATCAAGATCGCGCCGCTGGCGGCTGGCCACCGAACGTCAATAGGGGCAGGACCGAGGGACCTGGTTCATCGCCGGACCGTCCTCCGCCTATCGTCAAAGTCCAGGGGGTTCTGGCTGACAGAGCGCAGCTTAGAAATATCGCAGCCGTGCTCGATGTCGGTATCAGTATGAGCGCCCCGCTCAAGGTCCTCATCTGCTCGATCATGGTGGGCACGGTCGAGTCCCACTGTCGAAATCTCCCGGGCGGGGATGCCGACTCAAAGGGCTTCTTTCAGCAGAGAGGCTCTCAAGGCTGGCCCGCGAGTGGGAATGTTGCGACAGATGCGCAGGCATTCTTTGCTGCTGCGATCGAGTACAACAGGGACAACCCAAATGCGGCATATTGGGTGCTTTGTGCTGACGTGCAGCGTCCACGCGCAGAGTTCCGCATGCGATACAAGGATTGGTTCGAGGAAGCAGCCAACTCGGTCGAGGTTTACGGTGTCGGTGCAACTTCTAGTGATGCAGCCAATCAGCAGAGTAGCTGGCAAGGCGCTGCTGCTGACGATAAATCGAACTGGATGCGCGGCACGGCGCAGATGAAGAACGGCAGGCAGGTCATCAAGAAAGAAGACAGCTGGGCCTGCCTCGGGCGGCTTGCAGACCAGATCGGCTACCGTCGCTTCATGCTCAACGGCACGGTGTACTTCATCAGCGAGCCTGCCCTCTTCAAGAGCCGACCTCGCATGGTGCTGAATCAGGATTCTCAGGGCGTGGATTGGATCGACTTCGACTACGATTTGCAGAAGCGCAACGCGTCGATTACGGTTACAGCGCACCTGCATCGTTGGGATGCTCCACCCGGATCGGTAGTTAGGATCGAGGATATGGGTATCGTCAACGGCAAGTGGCTCGTGACGACCATCCGGCGCAGCATCTTCAAGTCCACCGCCTCGATCACCTTGAAGAAGCCGAGACCTGTGATCCCGGAACCGAAGGATGCGACGTACGGTGCCTCACCGCAAGACCCCGATTCGGGTGGGACTCAGACCGGTAGTGCTCAGCAGGTGGCCGGTCGGATCCTTGAGTATCACGAGAACGGACGCTACCACGATGACAACGGCCTGCAACTTGCTCAACTGCAGAAGATCGCCAGGGGGCAGAAGCTTCGGAATCAGTGCGGTGTTCTCGTGCAGATGGACTCTCGGGTACTAAGCTTCATCTTGTGGTTGCTCGACAACGGCATGATGGTCGGTACGTTCGCGCTCGTGGAGGATCACAGCTGCAACGACGGCCAGCACCCGAATGGGCAGGCAGTGGACATTTCGTCTCTCGGTGAGAACTTGCGTTGGTATCCACTGAACACGCCCAACGAGAATGCTACGCGTCTGCTCAAAGACGCGATGCGTATGGCCCGCGAGTTCGGTGCCTGGGACCTCATCTGCAACGGCTGCGGACGGAATGATCCGCAGGTACAGGCTCTTCAAATTGACAACGGTAAGCAAAGGGGCGGGCGCTGGTGGTCGGACCACACGAATCACTTCCACTACAGCGTCGCCCCAGGGAATCGCAACTGATGGGCAACGTCTTTGACGATCTGGAAGAACCGCCATACACCTCTAGTCTTTGGCGTGCCAAGTTTGCTACCTCTCCCGCCAATCTGGAAGCGAAGGTAATGATCACCGTACCTGCCATCAACCCTGTGGTACGATTGGGACCGTGTTTCTGGCAGTCAAGAGACAGCGCGTCCCTCCCCAGCGTGGGGGATGCCTGCTTGGCCTTCCTCGACGACACCGGCGATTGGTGGGTCCTGGCCTGGTGGCCAACAGGCGTAGGGGGCGGATCGTGAGGATGAATGCCTGAGATCCCTCATTTCGCGTTCCCGTTCAGATTCATCAGCGCTGGTGGTCGCACCTGGGCAGCTGAGACTGAGCAGGGATCGGCGGATGAACTGTTCGATTGCGTCCACGCGATCATCCGTACCCAGCCAGGGACGAGGATTGAGAACCCGGACTTCGGGGTCGATCACCAAGAGTTCCATATGGGCGACGTCAACCTACAACAGCTGCAGGCCGAGGTCTTGGAGTGGGAACCCAGGGCGAACGTCGTATTCAGCAGTCGTATCGACGAGATTGACGAACTGATCCAGGTGATCGGAGCTGATATACATGCCGGTAAAACCACGTCCGGAATGGAGAACGAGGTCTAATGCCTGCTGACGACTATCTCGACATTCCATTCGAAGAGAATCCAGACGAGCTAGCCAACGATGCCTTCGAGCTTCTGCAGTCGCAGTACCCGGACTGGGTGCCCAACGACGGTAACCTGGACACGTGGCTCATCGAGGCTATGGCACGTATCGCAGGCGAGGTTATGCATCTCGCCGGCCAGGTCCCAAAGGCGATCTTCAAGTTCGCTGGCGAAGACCTCTTCCGTGTTCTTCCCGAGCTAGCGCAGTCGGCCACCGCCGGTACGACCTGGACGATGGTTGACAACTCGGGGTACACGATCCCGGAAGGTACCCTAGTTGGCATTCGTGCCGCAGGCGACGTGCTGCACGCCTTCCAAACAGTGGTCGAGATCGTCATCCCCCCAGGGCAGACAGTCAACTCGAACGTCAGCATCATCGCAGTTGAGGAAGGTACCGAGGCGTCAGGCATCGGGACCACGTCTCAAGTGCTCGAAATGATCGACCAGCTAGACTTCATCAATTCGGTTACGCTCAACGCGCCGACCAGCGGCGGTGAGGATGAAGAGCCAGCGGGTGAGTACCTGAACCGGCTGAGAGAGCAGCTGCGTCTGTTGACCCCCAGGCCGGTGCTTGGTCTGGATTACGGGCCGGTAGCCCGCACTCAGCCCGGTATCGGCAGATCAGTCGGCATCGATAACTGGATCCCCGGTCTGAACGAGAAGCAGGAAGTCCAGATCAGCCCTGATCCGACCGGTGGTACGTTCACCTTGACGTGGAACTCTCAGACGACAGCCGCCATCGTGTGGAACGCAACACCAGCCCAGGTCCAGACCGCGCTCGAGAACCTATCCAACATCGCGGTGGGCGAGGTCCGTTGCACAGGCACCCAGCTTCCGGCTGGCGCTGTGTTCGTTGAGTTCATGGGGTCTCTAGGTGAGTCGAACGTATCGGCCATGACCGGCTCTGGCACGAACCTCACCGGTCCAGGCGGGCCTTTTGCTGTCGGGATCTCTACGCTCCAAGGGGGGACCGTTCCGACCACCAACGCCGACAAGGCCGTGACAGTCGCAGTAACGGATGCTGACGGCGAGCCTGTCGACCCTGCCGACAAGGTCGCGTTGGACATTTATCTGCAGGCTCTCCGCGAGCAGAACTTCATCATCAGCGTGATCGACGCGAACTACACGGTCGTCGACGTGACAGTGCAGGTGAAGAAGTTCCCTGAGTACACCTTGGCAGATGTCGAGTTTCGGGTCGAGGAAGCACTCACCAAGTTTCTCTCGCCTAAGAACTGGGGCAAGGCAGATCTCCCCATTTCAAGCGCTCGCGGCGAAGAGTCCACTGTGTGGCAGAACGAGAACGTAGTTCGCTACCTCGAAATCGCCGCAGTGATCAATGCAGTTGAGGGGGTGGACTACATCACAACGTCTATCGGCCTCTTCGACCTCACGACGGGCGTGGGCGGTGGCACCCAGGCCCGCCTAGACATCAACCTCGTGGGCACGGTCCCCCTCCCTCGACCGGGCGTCCTCGTCTGCAACGTCATCTGATGGCTGCTCCTGTCTTCAACTCAGTCGGTCAACGTCTTTATGACGCGCTCGGTCCTTTGCGCTTCAAGGATGCCGAGCTAGACTACCCGCTGGGGCACTATTGCAACGCGATCGGGGTCATGCTCAGCCCACTCAACGATCTGGTCCGTGAAGAGCATCATGAGGATGGCGACCATCCTGGGTGGGCACACGCGTTGGACGTCGATGCGGCACCGATTTTCGTCCTGCCTTGGTTGGCCCAGTTCGTAGGCGTCATACTCGAGCCGTTCCTTAACGACGGCACTGAGGACATAGAGGTATGGGCCGACCGGCAGCGCCAACGGATCAAGACGCACGAAGCGTATGACCGTGGAACAGTCGGGCATCTGGTCCGTGGCGCTCAGGAGTGGTTGACCGGCACCAAGACCGTCTACCTATACGAGCGCGACACGAACGCTTGGCACATGACCATCGTGACGCTGATCAAGGAGACGCCAGATGCGACGGCGATGCTGGAAAACCTTAGGAGGGAGCACAAGGCTGCTGGTCTGATACTCGATCACGCCATGGTCGAGGGTTGGACGTACGCGATGATCGACTCCGAGTACTCGACTTACACAGCTATCGACGCCGACTTCGCCACATATACTCGACTACAGGAAGGACCGATCTAATGCCTGGAACCGCCCATTGGAATCATCCATACCCAGCCGGGGCAGACAACCCTGCGATCCATACGGCAATCCAGGCACTCGCACAGGCTCTGGACGACGTTACCAAGTTCGGTCAGGGTCTATGGGCGGGCAGGCCGGTTTCCACTCCTGGTTCGCCTGGGATCTCCGGGCGCTTCTACTACGCGACGGACAACAAGAGTCTCTCTTACGACTACGGGACCGGCTGGATCGTCCTCGTCGGAGCGGATTCCGGCTCTGCGCTCCCCTCTGCACCGGTAAACGGGCAGCGGTTCAGCCTGCGGGTCGGTTCCGGGGCCACCACCGAGCTTATCCCTCTGATCTACGACTCTCAGCTGGCGGACTGGACCTCGGACATCATCAGCATCGCTAGGCTGGCCAACTACGACATATCGAATGTCAGCTCGTACACCCCGATCGAGGAGGCCAGCGTGGTCATCCCCTTCTTCAAGCCTGCATATGACGCTGGCCTGCGTCTACAGATGCAGATGGTTGGGGAGGTCGAGAGAGGACCAGGGTCTGGCATCCTCGCGATCGCGCCAGAGGTCCATAACGCTGTCCCTGGCGATGCCTGGTCTCAGATTTTGACAGCTGATGACGCGAACAGCATGGACTGGTCAACCCCCGAAATAACCGAGCTTGCAGACAAACCGTGGTTCCAGCCGACAGTAACGCCGAGCAGGAGTCACATTCGGGTGCGGGCTGCTTACAAGGTAACAGGCGGAGGCGTTTACCACATCAACGACCTGGTCGTCCAAGCACGCTACGTGAGTTAGTGATGATGGCGTCGAGCGGCAGATATGCAACACCAAAATGACGGCGACATTACTAGAGATGTTTTCCTACTCAGGGATTGGGTTTGTGGCCGGTGCGGTTGTCAGCTACCTGGCCTTTTGCCGACAGGATAGGAAATGTGAATGGAAAGAAAAATAGCCATTGCGGTGTTGGTAACTGTCACAGCAATGTGGGCGGTTTCTGTGGCACTAACGTTCTTGAACGAGAAGCGCGTTGTCGATCCCACGCTCTCTGCATTGATGACAGCAATTGTCGGTGGCGTTCTCGTCTTTCTTTACACGCGGCGAAACGGAGGTAGAAATAATG